TCAGTTTGTTGCGGATAGGCTTCTTGAGTCAGATCTGCGTCCAGGGACAGCGGATAATGACACAAATGCTATCCGTAACATGGGTATGGTTCCGCAGGGTTATACGGTAAACCATTTCCTTACGGATACTGATGCTTGGTTCGTCTTAACAGACGCGCCGAATGGTCTAAAGCACTTCCAACGAGTTGCCATTCGTACGGCGATGGAAGGCGATTTCGATACGGGTAACGTGCGCTACAAAGCTCGCGAGCGTTACAGTTTCGGGTGGTCTGACCCTCGTGGTATTTACGGTTCTCCGGGAGCGTAAGAAAAAAGGGGGAGGGGAGACTCTCCCCCACTTTCTGGGAATTATACAACCCTAGCGACTGTCCCAGCAGACGCTTACGAAGACTCTAGGGTTGATCTCTTGTAAGGAGCAAAACAAATGGCTAACACAACTTTTAACGGTCCCGTTCGTTCTGAAAACGGTTTTAAGGTTATAAATGTAGCTGCTGGCACGGGAGCTGTTACCGAAACCTCCTCTGTTGCATCTACGGGTATTTTCACTAACAAATATATCAAGCATGTTGGCTATGCCACGGGTGTTACTGTAAACACTACGGCTGGCGACAGCCCTGCAATTGGTGAGTTTACGCAACCAGCAAACACAATCATTACCGACATCAAGATTTTTTGTGATGTTGCTCCTGTTATCGGAACAGGTGATATTGGCTATGAAGTTGGTACGTCTTCTTCTGGTGCGCAGATTGTTGCAGCTCAGACTGACGAAATTCTTGATGGCGGCACAACTGTTGTTGTACATAATGTGACAGTGACTGCATTAGTTCTTCAGACGCAAGATGGCACAACAGCCCCAGCTTCCGTTCAGTATACAGATACCGAAAGAACTATCTACTGTAACGTCACAAACACCGTAGATGCTACCACGGCGGGTTCCTTTACGTTTATTATTGAATACGTTCAGATAGCTTAATTTAGGTGGGGGGAGGAAACTCCCCCCTCAAAAGGAGGTTTAAATGGCAGATGCTGTTTCTACAACGGTCATTAATGATGGAAGTCGGTTCTACACAGCACAATTTACGAACACTAGTGACGGTACGGGTGAATCGGCTGTATTGAAAATAGATGTTTCTGGATTGTCAGGGACAAATCATGGTCTCGCGTGTACAGGATTGCGCATCACTAAAATTTGGTGGCGTACTGTAGGTATGTCCGTGCGGATTCTTTGGGATGCTTCTACAGACGTAGGTGCATGGGACTGTAAAACAGACGACACAGGTTATCTAGATTTCTCTACTTTTGACGGACTTCGAAATTATGCAAGTAGTCCTACTGGTGACATAAGATTCACGACCACAGGTCATGGAAGTGGCGATCTTTATGTAATTGTCTTAGAGTGCATAAAGGAGTTTTAAAAAATGAGCAAAACAACTCGGCTGGCTCATCCCCCTGAAAAGAAAAAATATGTATCTCGTTATAACGAGGGGGGTCTTGTTCATGGGAAAGCTATTATAGTCACTGCTCAGTCCCAAAATCGTCCACTGCCCAAAACTAAAGTAGTTGCGACAGGGGATAAGTATAATACTTATAAAACACAGGTATCATAAATGGCAACTTCAGGGTCTTCCGATTTTAATCTCAATGCCGCAGATTTAGTTGAAGAAGCCTTCGAACGATGCGGTTTAGAATTGCGAACAGGTTATGACGCCGTATCTGCAAGAAGATCTCTAAACTTACTTTTCGCTGAGTGGGCAAACAAAGGCATCCACTTGTGGAAAGTTGAACAAGTGACCCAGACACTTGCGCAATTATCTACTTCTTCTGCGGTAGCAGCATATCCTGCTGGTACTATTACAGCTACGGTAGGGGCTTCTACCAATTTATCTGTAGGAGAAACAATTACTGGTGGGACAAGCGGCACAACTGCTTCTATAATAACTAAACCAAGTTCAACAACAATAACAGTAACCGTACCCTCAGGAGCTTTTACTGCAGGAGAAACAATAACAGGCTCAAGCAGTGCAGCAAGTACAACTGTTTCAGCGGACCCTAGCCTTGCCGATGTACAATCTACGATAGACGTACTTTCTGTTGTTGTTCGACGAGATAATGTAGACCAGCAGATTTCTCCTATTGGACGAGCAGAATATTTACATATCCCAAATAAGACTACGCAAGGGAGAGCAAGCCAGTATTTCTTTGATAGACAGATCACTCCTACAATCACAATATGGGAAGTGCCGGAGAATTCAACCGACCAACTTGTGTACAATAGATTTGTGCGCATACAAGACGTAGACAGTGCTGTGAATAATGCAGATATACCTTTTAGATTTTTGTCTTGTTTAGTTTCTGGCCTTGCTTACTACATAGCTATGAAACGAGCTCCGCAATTAGTTCCTCTTTTGAAAAATGTGTATGATGAAGAGTTGATTTTAGCTCTTACTGAGGATCGTGAAAAAGTTTCTTATAGTATAGTTCCTTCTGCTTCGTACACGAGGGTTGTTTGATGGCTTATGCTGCTGGTAAATACGCAAAGTTTATTTCAGATAGAAGTGGGGTAGCTTTTCCATATACAGAAATGCAAATTGAATGGAACGGTTCTCGAGTACACACTTCGGAATATGAAGAAAAACAACCCCAGTTAACTCCAGCCAAACACATAGCTGATGCTGAAGCATTAAGACGAGCTTCTCCAGCTAGAGTAGAACCCGCAGTAGAAGTATTGCTTCCTTTAAACCCTTTCCTTACAGGAGCGGCTAGTTCTTCTACAATAACAACTACGGAGCCTGGGCATGGGAGAGATACTGGAGATACCGTTCGTTTTAGAAGTGTGTTTGCTTTGGATGGCTTTTCAGCAAGCACAATAGAACAGTCTGCAGGATACACCATAACAAAAATAGACGAAAATAGATATTCTTTTCCTGCAGCAAGTGGAACAGCAACTTCCGGTTCTATCCGAGGAGGGGGCTCTGTAGTTAGCGCAGGTCCTGTAACGGTGAGTGCATAAAATGGCTTTTACATTTACAACTTTAAAAAGTGCTCTTCAAGATTATACTCAAAACACAGAAACAACATTCACTGCAAATCTTACAAGATTTATCCTTAATGCTGAAGAAAGAATATTAAAGGAAGCAGAGTTAAGTGATTTTCGTAAAAATTCTACAGGAAAAACAGCTTCTTCTGTAAAATATCTTTCTAAACCTTCTGACTTCCTAGCCCCGTTTTCGTTAAGTGTTGTCAACAACTCAGCAAATGAATTTTTGTTGTACAAACACGTTACTTTTATTCAAGATTTCACACCTGACCCGTCTACAACAGGGATACCCAAGTATTATGCAGATTGGGATGAAAACACTTTCCTTATAGGCCCAACTCCTAATGGCATTTTAGATGTAGAAGTACATTATTTTTATCGCCCTGAGTCTATAACTGCTTCAGCTGATGGAACAAGTTGGTTAGGCACAAATGCTGAATTAGCGTTAATGTACGGAAGTCTGGTAGAAGCGTATACATATATGAAAGGTGAACAAGACTTGCTAGGGTTGTACAACCAACGATATATAGAAGCTCTACAAACTCTGAAAAATTTAGGCGAAGGCAAAAACACTAGCGACCAGTATCGTTACGATGCTATTCGAAAAGCGCCTCAGTGAGAAATAAGATGTTTTCTACTTTTTTATATATTAATGTTTTAAATACGGTTATGATGTAGCTATGAAAAGAAATACAAATGTTAAATGACTCTGTGATGAGCGAATTGGGTAACGCTCAAGTGTTTACTTCAAATAATGGTGGGCATTCACCGGAACAACTGGCTGATATGGCTTTAAATAAAATAATGATTGTTTCAGACAGCGCACCACCAGTTATACGCGAACAAGCATTTGCTCACAGAGAGCGGTTACGAAAAGTATTGGCATTCTATATGCATAAGATGGCTCAAAACGAAAGAACCACAATTTATACTTTACTAGACCAACAAGGGCACAGTGATATGGCTGAGATTGTAAGGAGATTGTAATGGCTATTGGGACTTCAGCGATTTGTGGGACTTATAAGCGCGAGATAAATGCTGGTATCCATTTCTGGACATCGCATTCTCGCGGTGACGGGTCTTCTATCGCAGCGGACACGTTTAAGCTGGCTATGTTTACGAACAGCGCCTCGATAGATGCGGACACAACAGGTTACACTTCTGGAAATGAAGTCAGTGGCACTAACTATACGGCGGGCGGCGCTGCGATTTCGAGCGCGACA